TCCGGCAACACTTTGAAAATCTGCGCCTATAGCTGTGATACCAGTAAAAGTAATTCGATCAGTTGGGCTTGTAAAACTTGAATTGTCGTCCGATTGTAATTTAAAAGTTATAGTTGGAGTAGATGTTCCTGAAACACTATAACAATGAATAGCTGCATAACATTTTTCAGTTGCTCCAACAGCTCCTAATTGAGTACCAGTTGAATTACCTGATGAAGTCAAAGCAGAATCTAATTGAATTGTTCCTCTTACTACAACGTCCGATGATTGATTTTTAGTAATGCTAAATGGCGCTATTTGCCCTACTTCACCTAATATTGAATAACTAAATAATGATGATTTCATAAAGTAAGCTATATTTCCAACGCCAGCGTCTGGAACAGTAGTTACTATAAGTTCATTACCAACCGAAGCACCTAATAAAGCGTCTGGCTTGTTAGCTCCTGCTTCATAAAATCCGTCAATTTGTAAAGTATTATCTTTTAATCCGCCTAAGGTTTCATAAAATCCGCCTGAATTAATTGTCGTTGAATCTAACTGTTCAGCATTTATTTCTAAATTAACTGATGTTACATTGCTACTTAAATCAAAGCCGCCGGTAAAAACCTTACCATCATTAAATACAAACTTAGCCATCAACTTGCTCCCACGCCTCGTTTATATTTGGCGTACTTTTATCATCTTTTATAAATGTGCCATCTTTTTTTCTAGCACGTTTCTTTATAATTCTAGTAGGTTTTATATGCCCGGCCTTCATTAATGTTTTTGCAACCTGGTCATCAGTTACTTCAATAACTTCGCCCGGCTCTTTACCTTGAACTTTTTTTGAACCAACTATTTTATATTTAGCCATTATTTACCTCCACAACAGCCGCTTCTACAACAGTCCATCAACTTGATCCTTTCGTATAAACTTCTATTTCTAAATTAGCACCTATTCCATCAATTCCATTTAAATTAAAATCGGCGCTGTAATTTGTCATATTTACTACTCTAGCGTCTGTATCAGACAGCCCCAAAGTTTTATTATTATAAATTATTTGTCTTATACTTTTGCTGCCTGATCCTGTTACAAATTCATCAAGCTTATCCTGAGCAGTTCTTGAATCGCTTCTTTGAACAGCTACTAATAAATCGAAAGTATATAAATCTGTTCCTCTTTGCATAGCTAAATCAAATTCTATATTTGTCGGAATAAAAAACGCAACTGGAAAATTCATTGCATTATCAGGAATATTATCATAACATCTAAGGCCGCTTATGTTACTTATAGTTGTTTTAAGGCCATCTTTAATTTGCGCCATTGTTGCCATTATGCAACACCCAGAACGGTACCTTTTCGGAATGGTGCAATCATTCTAGTTATTTCTCTATTTTGTTGTATATTAACTACTCCAAAATCTCCAACACCAGCAACACCTAAGGGCGCATTTCTCATAGCAAACAGCTCACTAGCTAGCATAAGTGTAGCTTGTCTAATTTGTTCAGGTGTTGTTGCATAACCCCATTTTGCTGTTATTTCTGCTCTCGCTCTATTACTTGAAAAATCTAAAGGCCATTCATGACTTGAATCTGAAATCAATTCAATAATATAAAATGGATTTCCTTGAATTCCCCCTACAACTCCATTAATAGGTAAAACTTGATAATCACTTGATGAAACTGTAACTTCATAAGTTCCGTCATCGTCATCATCATACTTAACTATTAAACCAGTTTCGGTTGATATGTCATCAACTCTTAATCTATAAAGATCATTAGTAAAAAATTTTCTAGCGCTTGCTACGTCATCTTGAAAAAATTGTCGTCCGCAAAAAGCGTCTATTTGTCTGCTAGCTGCGTTAACAGCGTCATCAAGTAAATCATTATCTTGACTATCGCTACTGGGTATTCCTACAAATGCTTTTAATTGATTCTGAGTACAGTAACCATTAGTAATTGCCATAAAAATTTACTTCCTTTTTTTTCGGCCTTTACTTTTTGACCCTTTCATTTTTTTTCCGTAACCATAACCTTTAGGCATAATTACTTTTTCTTTTCTACTTTTTTTTCAGCTTTAGGTTTTGCAGTTTTTGTTTCAACTTTTCCACCTGCTGCTTTAATAGCTTCTTTAACTGCTTTAGCACGATCAGCCTTTCCATAGAGTTCATAGCCTTTAAGTTCATCTTTTAAAGCTTGTATTTCTTCTTTATTTTTTGCCATATTATCTTTCCTCAATGGTTTAGGCCTGTTAGTTGCCTAGCAGGCCTTAACCATAGTTTACTTAGAAACTAGGAGTTATAAGTCCTGTTCCTTGAATTTTTGTCATTCCAGCTGGGTATCTTCCAGAAGCAAATGCACTATAACCATAAACAACCATTTTAGTTGTAAGTGATCCAGCATTTGTTTCTTCGAATTTCAACTGCATTAAGTTGTCCTCAAACAAAATGTGGTCATCTACTTTCAAGACATAAATTTGGTCTTGATCGTTTCCACCACCATCTGTTGTTGTTACGTTAGCGTCAGTTATAACTGGCAATCCAAGTATATTTCCAACTACGTTTCCATAAGCAGCAGCGTCACCAATACCAACAGCATTGTCAGGATTATTTCCTGAAGGCAATACTAATGGTCTTGAGTTTCCGTCTACACCTGCTGTAAAGAAACCCCAACGTCTAGGGTGCATAATAATTGCAGTTGCTGGAGCAAACCTATTAGCATTAACTTTTTGTACAGCGTCTGCTATTTTAGGGAATGCTTCTGCAACAGTAGGAGTTCCATCAGTATATGTTACGGTATTTTGTCCCGAAACATTTCGAATTCCTAAAGGTTGTCCGGAAGTTCCGGAGCCCTCAATCATTAATTCATCTAATTTTCCAAAATACGCAGCAACTAAGTCTTGAAAAATTATATTTTCAAGGCTAAATCCTGGTTGGCCACCACGTTCAAGAGCTTGTCTAGAAACGTCTTGTTGGCCTGCTACGGTATCAACATTAACTGTTAATAAAGTATCGTCCATATTAGTTTCTTGAACTGCTGAATTTTGAGAAGCCTGTTCGGCTGCTGCTGTTCCAGTAGTAATTCTTGAAACTTCTACTTTCATACCAAAATCAGGAAGAGGCTTTTTAGGTACAGCGTTATAAACTGCTGCGCCTGCTCTTGCTATTGGTGCATATTCATTTAAAAGATATTGTGGAACTACCAAACCTGTAAAGGCTCCAGTTCCAATATCTCTAGCTTCAAATTCTTGATGTTTTCCGATTCTTTCTTGAGCTTTATAATCGCCCTGCTTTGATCTCCAAGCGTCTGCAATAAAAGAGTGGTCGCCACCTTTTCTATACATATCTGGCTCGTTGACTTCAACAATAGCTTCTTTTTCGCTTAAGTCTTCGTCTTCAACATTAAGTTCTTGTCTGCTTTCTTTAACTGCTTTAAGAGTTTCTGCAGCTTCTCTGATTTCCTCGATTTTTTCGTCAAGCTCTTTTATTTCTTCATGCAAAGCTTTTGATCTATCAAATTTAGTATCAAATTCTTCGCCTGCTTCCATTTCATCAAGCTCAGCTACAAGGCCGTCAAGTTCAGCTGTTTTTGAATCTCTAGCTTCAATTAATTTACTCATACTTTCCTTTATGTTATTTTTCTTTTACTATGCTTAGAGTGTGCTTAAGTGTGATACGCAAAACACGGCTTTAAGACTTACGAATTCCATCCATTTCTAGCTTCATTTTTAATAATTCAACTTTAGGATTTTTTCGTTTTTCATCAACATCATCACTTTCTGCAACTTTGTTAATAAAACCTTCTAAAATTTCTTTTGCTTGTTCACCATTTCTTGCTTCAACTAATTCTTTATGTAAGTTGTCAATATCAATTCCTCTAAGCTTTGCTCCAGCCCAAGGATTAGCAGGATATGTAACTACACTCACATCAAACAGCCTAGCTTCATTAACTTCTCTATTTTCGCCTCTTTCATCAAAATTATCTTTGATTGCCGCAAAAGCAAAAGACATTTCATTTAAATCTCCTCTTTTCATAGCACTTGCAACTTCTGCTACGGTTGGGTTTGATGGATCAAGTTCAGCTCTTACAAATAAACCATAATCATCTTCTTCAAGTTGTAAAGTGTTTGAAGAAGTTCTAGCCAAAGGAATGCCATCATGATTTACTAAAAATCTTACATCATCTTGTTCTTGAAGTGTTTTTTTGAAAGCGCCTGGTTTAATAGTTTCATTATATTGTCCTTTGCTATCGCGAACTCCATAAGGCTTATCAAACACAGAAGCATAACCTGTAAATAATAAAGTATCTTTATCTTCTGTATTTCTTTCTTCTACTGCTGCAAATGTAAAACTTCTATTTTCAGTTTGTCTTTCCATGTTTTTTATATTAGTAAAGGTTTTTAGCTTTTCTAGTGTTTGTGACATTGCAATTGCTTTATCGAAAACATTTTCATGTTGTGCAAATTTATTTTCCTTTTTAGCACTATATCTTGGATGTTCTTTAGGAAGTAAATCATTGTCTGACTTATAGTTAGGGTTTTTTGGTCTATCGTTTTTTAATAAATAACTAAATGCTTTTAATCTAGCTAAACCCCACGCTTGTCTGCTAACACCCGGCCTATGACTTGTTGAAAAAGCGCCAAAGCCTCTTCTTACAACAGCTTTTGCAGATGAAGCTTTTAATCTACGCCATGAAGCCATTCCCTCGACCTCTTCATTATGTTCTTTAATTCTATTTTTAATAGCTTTTTCAGTTCCTTCACTAAACTTAATTCCGCCTGCTTTTCCGCTAGCCGAACCTTTTGGATTTTTTTTACTTCCTTTAATTTGGTCTTTTTTTGGCGCAGGTGTTGATGGATCATTTCTAGGTTCTAATTCGCCTTCTTTAACTAATTGTGCTATTTTTCTATCTGCCCAATCTGCTGCCTGCATTGGATCAGTCCAGGGGTTTGACCCCCAAAGTAAAAACGCTACATCGGAATAGCGCCAAGTGTCAGGGTCTTGAGGATTTGTTTTTTCTCTATCAAGATCAACTAAATGACGTTTGTGCCAGGCAGCTATGCGTACAATTTTTGATATTGAAACTGGCTGACCTGCTGCCATAGACCTAGCTTCTCTCTTAGTTTTATCGGTTAAACCAGGCCCTGCTTTTCTTAAATTATCTAGGCCTCTCTGAGCATTTTTTTGCATAAATGCAGGCGGTTTTCTATCTACTTGCCTTAATTCTCTTTCGTTTTCTACAAGTGTAGGGTCGTCTTTATCTTTATGCTTCATGCCTGTTAACTTAGTATAGTCTTGCATATTTTCACAGGGCATATAATAAGTTTCTCCATTTATTTCATGCGTATGAGAACCAACGCAACCTATTTCTTTTGCTTTATCTTCTGCTTCTTTTTGCGTTTCATATAAATCTTGATCAGGGTCAGCTTGTCTGCTATATTCTTTTTCAGCTAAATTCAAAGCAGTTATTTGATCTTTAGCTTCTTTTTCAGTTTTATGACAACCCATAATTTTTTTATCACTTGCTTTAATAACCGCAAAGCCGTCACAATCTTTATTATTACTGTCTATATTATAAGGCATTATGTATTCAATTCATTTGTCGGGTCATGCTCATCAATTCCTTGAGGAGGCAACGTAGGGTCAATTAAAGCTCCTTGTAAACCAATATAGAATTTATCTCCGCCCTCATAAGGCTCTAATTCCATTTTTGCCCTAGCTTCATTAGGCGTCATAATACCTGTACTTACAGCAACTTGAAATGATCGAACTCTACTTAATTGATCACCTCTAGCATATTCATCGGTGTCAAGTCTAACAAATTGTTTTCCTGGTAACAATGATGAAAAGCCATCTTCAATTCTTCTAATCCAAGGCAAAAGCGTATGTCTAATAAAAGCTAATCCGTTGCTTTCTAAATTTGAATAAACATTTGATCCGTCTTTAGACAATAACAAATGCGCAGGTATTCTAAATACTCTTGCAATTTCATGAACTACTTGATCTCTAGCGTTTATTAATTCATCGCCAGCGGCCGCGCTTATAGCACGCCATTTTAATCCGCCTGTTAAAACAGCAGGCTTTCTATTTTTATTATGATTGCCTAACCAAGTTTCTTTTAATGTTTTAGCTTGTTCTGCTGTTAAATCCCTATCTGTTTCTAGTACAGAACTAGGCGTTCCACCTTGCCCATAAAATTGTGCTATATGTCTTTCCATTGCTAAAGCAAGACCGTAAGTATTAGCATTTGTTCTAAGTGGGCTAACGCCTATCAAGTTACCCGGATAACTATACCAAGTAAAATGCAACATGTTATCTCTTGTTATTTTTCTATCATATTCTTTATTTTTTGATGTTTGTATAAAATAAGATTTTATTCCATTAACCATTTCAACTTTTATTTTTTCAGGGTGTATAGGAGTTAGTTGAACTGGCCTTCCTTGCCTATCTTTATCAATTAAAATAAAAGCATTTCCGTGCATAGCTAAAGAAGTAATAGTTTGATGAACTAAAGAAAACATTGTAAGATCAAGACTTATATTTGGTTTTTGTAAAAATTTTGGTTTATCGGTAAAAATTGTTTTTTCACCTTCATATCTTATTGTTTTAATAGGTAATAAAGCTATACTATCAGCAATTAATGAAATTGCGCTAAATACTGTTGAAATTCCAAGCGCAGACATTTCATTAACTTTTTCACCTGTATCATTTGAAAGGCCACCTTCTCTTAATGCTAATAAATCAACTAAGTTTCCTAAGGCTGCGTCCCTGTTTTCTTTTCTATTAAATAAACTCATGTACTAAATAAATAACTTCCTACAATTAAAAATGCTCCGGCTATTACAAATGCCAGACTAACATTAAATGTATATACACCATAAATTATAAGACCAGCTCCAAGCACTTCAACAGCCGTTGTTATTATGTCTTTCATAAATTTATAATAGCTACTTCTGGATTTTCATCCTTAGGGGTTGGCGCTGTTATTCTATCAATCATTAAAACCATGGCTATAGCACTATCAATTTTTCTTTTAGAACGGCCTTTACTTAAACGCCAGCCGCTGTCAGTTGTTTTTTGTGCAGCGCTTAAAACTTGGTCTGTAAATTCTGGATCGCCGTTGTGCATTAATTTTTTATTAGCAATAGTTTCATAGCTGATTCCGCACGCAGGAATCATGCGAGAATGTGTTTGTGGAAAGTTAACCATATTAATTCCTCTATCTAATAATACTTGAGCTGTACGTTCCATAAAAGCAGGGTCATAAGCTACTTCAATTAATTTATATTTTGTAGCAAGCTCGATTATAAATGCTTCAATTTCTTGTACATCTAAATAATTTTCTCCTTTAGGTTGCCATATTTTTGCATTTACTTTTATATTTCCATTTTTATCTATTTGTCCAAATGCAACTGCACAAGTATCGTGTCTTAATGCCATATCAATTCCTACAAATGTATCTGCGCCTAATTCTAATTTCATTTTTTTATTTTCACAAGCAGCCCATTGTTCAGCGCTTATCCAACTTTGTTCTTCAATTCTTGTCCACTGATTCAAATGATATCTTTGAAATTCATTAACCGGTAATGATTTAAATCTTCTTCTTAAATTTTCAATAGGCCACCAATCGTTTTGAATTGCTGGATTTACTTTTTTCCAAATCTTTTCATCTTTAGGGTTATCTGTATCTTTAGCTCCAAACCATTTAAAATAAAATTCTTCATCTTTTACTTTTCCTGCTTCTTTCATAATTCCTCTTGTATATAATCTGCCCATAAGGCTATCAAGATCGTGCCCGGCTGTTGATATATTAATAACTATTCCGTCTCTTCTTTTAGCAGTATTATTACTTAAAACATAATGAACTCTTTCTAAATTAATATTATTAAATTCATGAACTTCATCAAATATACTACAACTGTTTCTTCCTCCATCGGCTGTTCCTGCTTTTGCTGCTATTCGATAAGCTCGGCCTGATCCGTTCTTAACTTGTATTTCATTTTGATATGTTTCAACCATTCCACTTAATACCGGGCTTTCATTGCACATTGTTTTCATTGTTCCAAAAACTAAATTAGCTTGTTCATAAGAAGCAGCTGCTACAGCAACTAAAGGTGAAGTAACACCAGAGCCTAATAGTTCATACAGCCCTAAACCAGCAATAAGCTGCGATTTTCCATTTCCTTTAGGCAAGCCGATAAGAGCTTCTCTATATTTTCTATTTCCTTGTTCATTAAGCTCATACATTTCATAAATAATTTTTTTTTGCCAATCATCTAATTTAAATGGCATTCCATAAAAATCACCTTCTCCATGAACGCAAAAGCCTTCAATAAACTTTACTACTCGATCGCCTTTAGTTTCAGGAAGATTAATCATTTTTTACATTTGCACAATCATAACAAATTTTATATAAATCATTTATACAATTTAAAACAACAGCGTCTACTCCGCTATAAACAATATTATTTTTTGTTTCACAATATTTACAGATTATTCCTCCTCAAGTTGCAATAATCTTGGATCATCTATTTGTTTGCTATCTTCTTGTAATAACTGCTGTAGTTGTTGAAATCCCATTTGTGATTCAGTAAACGCAATTCCTAAACGTTGTCTTGATAAAGGAGTTAATCCAAGTTCTTGTTCAAGTTTTAAAATTACTGTTTCTAATTTTAAAGTTAAATTAATTAACGGATTTATAACAGCTTGCCCCTTAGATCCTTCTGCTAGTAAACCTGCATTACCCTGTCTTGCTATAACTCTATTAGCGCGCTCTGCTTCATCATAATATTGAAATAATCTATAAAACGCCGGCAAATCAACCGCTTGAGCAGCAACTGCTAATTCACTACTCCAATATTCTTTCCAATAGCTTTTAGTTTTTGCAATCCAACGTGAATTCGGTTTTGGCTGTAAATTACTTTTTCCGCCATTTAATATTGTTAAGCTGTTATCTCTATGGCCAACTAATTCATTTTTATTTTTAGGTATAGGGCCACGTGGCATTATAAATTACTCCTAAATATATTTGTTACTTGTTATGCAATT